CGACCTACTGATTACAAAACAGTCGCACTAGCTGAATTTTTTCAAATGCTTAGACCTAAATCGTCCAATATCAGAGCCGCCGCTAACCCGCTGTTTTGCCTCGTTTCTGGGTACTCTTATTGGACGCCAAGGAGATCGACATGGGGCCGCAAACTAAGACGCCGATCGCTGCGCTGTGCACTTTGACGCGAGCGGTGCGCCGCCCTATCGACCAGCTCATCGACGATGCGGCGCAGTGGTGGTTCGAACAGAAAGAGGCGCTGCTGCGCGAGGCGTTCGAAGCGGGCATCCATCCTGCTTCGGTCGTTGTGCGCTATAACGATCCGGACCCTTCGCGGCAGTGGGCCGAAGATAGGCAGACGATCACGATCTGGCTCGACACCAGCAACGCACGGCTCATGACGATCGAGGAAAAGGCCGAGATCGATCGGCTCCTTGCGGAGCGAGGATGGCCGCGCGAAGATTCTGTCACGTGGCGCACGCCGTAACAGGCGGCTTCGGTCAGGGGTGAGAGTCGGCGATGCTGCCTAGCCGGCGATCACGTAACCCCCGAAGGCGGCAGCGGCCACCGCAGCAAAGATCCCAGCCGCGCTGCAGTCGCGCCGGGCTTGGCTGGATCGGTCACGGGGCTTATTCGTCCCATCAGCGTTACGGGCTTCCTGCCCGCCGCGGGCCCGCGGCCTCACCAGCGGGGACAGTTTCGCCGTCCGTGCGGCGCGGCGCATCCGGAATTCGCCGCGCCGGAGCCTCGGAGTTTTCCGAGCGGATCACGCCGTGAGACGGCCGCGCGCATACTGCCGGCATGCCTCGCTACGACAAGCTCCTCTTCGGCCCGGCCGGCGCGTGCGACGCGTGCGGGCGCTTCTGCATGTCGTTGCATCAAGCGGGAGCGCCTGGCGTCGCCGGCATCGCCTGCTATCACTGCGGACGCGGGCGGTTCCGGCATCGTGCCGACTGGACGTTCGCGAACTGCCCGGCTTGCGGCGGCAGATGCTGCGGCGAATGCCACTACACCGGGGTCGTCGCGACGCCGCGGCCGGACGCGTTGCCTGCGCCCTGACCGCTACCGCTTCGCCACCCCAAGCACGCGCGATGCCACGGCGCGCACCTTGCTGCAGGTGCCGCAGCTGGTCGGCGTGCCGGCCCAGCTACGGGCGCGCGCCAGTGCGCGCTGCATGCCGGCGCTGACGGCGCTGCCGTGGCGCGGCGCGGGCTTCGGTTTCGGCGGCCGCTGCATGATCACGTCAGCGCCCCGTACTCGGCAGTCCCGATCACGTTGCCGTTCACCGCGGCCGTGACGGTGCCGCCGTCGCCGCCCTGGTAGACGACCAGCAGCGAATGCCGGTCGCGCACGTCGTCCGGCACGAAGTCGAACTCGCCGAGCACCGTTGTCCACTCGACGACGTCGCCGTCAGCGAGTCCGTACAAGCCGAACACCCAAGTCGTGCCGTCGCCCGTCGGGAATGGCCGCAGGACTTGAGTCGCATACGGCCCCGACAGGCCGGCCGGCGGCCCCGGGTTGCCGCTGCCGGGGTCGACTGTGCGGCGCAGGCGCGCCATGACGCGAATCTGTGGCATCAGGTCACCGTGAGGATGAGCGTCGCCGGGTCGCGGCCGGGGGCGACGGCGACGATCATGTGCTGCCCAGGCGTCGCGTAGCGGCTCGGGAATTCGACGCGGCCGGCGCTGTCAGCGCGGCGCGTGATCAGTCCGTCGAGCGTGCAGTCGGCGCCGGCGAGCGGCAGGCCCGTCTCGTCGTCAACGAGGGTGACGACGAATTCGGACGCGGCCGCGGAGGCACTGATCTCGAGCTGCGGCATCGCCTCGCTGGCATTCGTATTGCGCACGAGCTTGATCGCCGGAACGGCGCCGGCCGGCGCGCGAAGGGTAATGCTCGTCCGCTCACCGGCGTCGCCGATCTCGTACTCGCGGGACTGGGCCATGTGCACACCGGTCACCGGCAGCAGCGGATGGGTGAGATCGACGGCGTCGCCGACTCGCAGATCGCCGCGGAAGCCGCGCACACTGACGACGTACTGCGGCCGCGCGCGCAAGCGCAGCAAGCGCGCGCAGACTTGCGACGCAACACGGCTCGAGCTCACCCATGGCGCGTCGACGACGGCGGGACGCGGCCCGGCGGCCGGCGCGCGCGCGACGACGTACTGCACGGCGCCGCGCGGCGTGCCGGCTTGCCAGGCATAGCGCAGCGTCAGATCCGTGACGATGTCGTCGAGATCGGCTTGCGCCGAGACCTCGATGTCGCCCGGACCGATCGTCGTCACGGCCGGTCCGTCGAACTCCGGCCACAGCCGTGCAAAGCCGGTCATGTCCGGGGAGCAGATCGCTCCGATGCTCGAGCAAATCGAGCGCGCAATCTCGTAGCCGCGTGCCGGCTCTTCGAAACTGCCGCCGACCGGAAGGTCCACGGACTGCTGCCGGAATGCGGCAAGGCGCGCCGCCGGCAGCGGCAGCCCGGCGACGTTGGCGAGGATGTCCCAGATCACGTCTGCGGCATTTTCGATGAGCACGCCGCGGACTGGGTGTAGATAGCCGCGCCCGCGCGCGACCACGCCCTGCCCTTCCGGCACGGGCGTCGCGAACTCGATCATCGTTACCGGGCGACCGGTCGCGTCAGCGACGTTGCGCCAGGTCCAGTTGCTCGCGCGCTGCCCGCCGACGAAGACATCATCAACGGCCGCGCAGGGATGATCGGCCCACACCCAGCGCGTGCGCGTGTCGTCGTACTGCAGCGCCTCGCCGGCGCAGACGCCGTAGCGCCGCGGGATCCAGCGCGCCTCGCGGTAGCCGGGCCATGCCGTGGTGTCGCGCAGAGGCACTACCGACGCGATCGACTTCATGCGGACACCTCGATCGCAGCTGCAGCCCCGCAGCTGCACGAAGTCACGACGCCCCAGAACAGCTCGGCGGTCGCGTCACCGCGGCGACCATAGAGCACAGCCTCGGCGCCGAGCGGCGGTCGGCGCATGAGCGGCACGGCCTGGCCATCGGCGTTGCCCAGATCCAGGGTGACGCCGGGGATCTCGCCGTCGGCGCTGGCGCGCAGCGTGCCGACGGCGGCGAGGATCTCATGCGCCAGTTCGCCGGCTGGGAGATATGGCCGCGCGCGGGCATCGTGCACGTGCTGCGGCGGGTCGGTCAGGATGGTCAGCCAGCGGATCATGCCGCCGGCTCCAGGTCGAGTTGCACGGTGAGCAGGCGGGCGGCCGGGCTCGTCGGCTGGTAGCTCAGCACGTCGGTGACCTTGACGCCCGCGTCGCTCAGCGCGACGAGGTGCACCTCGGGCTCTGCATCGTTCGGTACCGCGGCGAAGCGGCGTTGATCGTCCGCGCACGCCGCAGCGAGCCTCTCGCGCAGTCCATTCGCGCTGACCTTCGTGAGCGCGGAGTGCGTGACCTGGCCGCCGACGCCGCCCGCGCGCGCGGGGGTCGGCATGCGATACTCCGGCTCCCACAGGCCGACTTCCGGGATTCCTGTCGCGATCTGCGGCTGGTAAGGCGAGCCGAGGAACACCCAGAATGCAGCGCCGTCCATGTCGACGCTGAGGCGCCAGCGCGCGCCAGGGCCCGGGTCCACCACAGCGATGTGGATGTCGCCCGGCTGCCACGGGACGGACAGCGTGCCCGCAGTCGTAGCCCAATCGTCGAGGCTCCACCACAGCTCGATCGCCGCGCCCTCCGGGATCTCGTGGCCGGCGATGATGAGCCTCGTGACCGGCTTGTCGTCGGCAGGGTCGATGCCGATCGTTGTCGACCCGAGCCAGCGTGCCGAGCGGCCCGTCGGCCGGCGCAGGTTGTCCACTCCGGCCGTAGCGACCGCGCGGTGCGTCCAGGCATCACCAGTGCGCCAGCTCGGCGCCTCGCCGCCGACGAAGACGGCAGACAGTCCGTCGACGAGCGACACCGAAGTCGCGATCGCGGACGGAGACGACCACGCGCCGCCGTTGATGCGCCAGCGCGCATGTCCGCCCTCGAGCACGACAGCGAATTCATCGCCGAGCGCGAACGGGATGCCGCCCGGCGTAATCTGTGCCGACAGCATCGTGTCCGGCCCGAGGCACGTCCACGTGATGCCGTCGGCCGTCACGCTGTCGCCAACGACCGTCGGCCAGGCCGGTTCAGCCACGCCGCTCTCGCCGTCGATGTCGCCACCGTAGCGCAAGCCGTTGGGTGTCGTCGGCCGCACGATCGCACCGGCGGCGTACGCCGTGCTCGGCGCCCATGCCGCGGCGCCGCCGTTGTACGGTGCCGGCGTTACGGTCGACAGCAGATAGTCTCGCAACCTGCCCGACTCCGTGCCCGACACGCTCCACACGAGCGTGTCGTCGCCGAACTGGCCGCCGCCGAGCGCGAGCGGTGACGCGTGCGTGATCTGCGCGCGCCAGCCATCGCCCTGCTGATACCCGCTCCCGCTGATCCCGTTGACGCCATCCACGATGACCTTGATCTTGTCCCCCGACACGAGATTTTCCGGGCACGAGATGCGCGGCAGCACTGCCAGCTTCCGCGAGCTCGTAATCGTGCCGCCGGTCCCTTCCTGAGCGAGCACGTTCCAGTGATTCGGCCACCACGGCATGTAGCCGGGCTCATCCGATCCGCTGTAAAAAAAGGCGCTAGTCGCACCTTCGACTTCCTGCCAGCAACCATCCGTGTCGCTGGCGTCATCAAAATTTCCTTGAATCCCCGCAGCGGCAAGCACGTCGTTGACGATCGCGTTGTAGCGAGCCCAGAAAATCTCGGGAACGGGCGTCGTCAGGTTGCCATCAGCGCGACCGACAAGTTTCCAAGTCACCGAGCCGTCGACGAATGTGTCGTTGACATAGAGTCCAGCCACACTCGGCGGCGCGGCGGCAGTCGTGCCGCCGGTCAAGCAGAGCAGCGCGCCGTGGTACGCGCTGTAGACGACATCGTCGGCAGCGTACGCCTTCGAGTCTTCGCGCCCGCCGAAAAGCCCCGCATCGACGTACGTGAAGTCGCCGACAGTCACTGTGCTGCCGTCGGTCGTCCATGCGGGCTCTGTTGCGCCGTTGCTGCCACCGGCGGCTCCGTCGACCCACGCGTAGTAGTGGCCGTTCGAGCTCGTCGGCAGCAGCGGCAATGCATGTGTCGTCGCAATTCCAGGCGTCCATACGACCGCACCGGCGCCGGGCGTCGCGTGCGTCGCGTACAGATGCTTTGCGTCAAGCTGCAGCTGCCTGAAGCCATCGTCCCACATCGCAAGAGGCTTCTTGCCGATGCATTCGTAGACCACGCCGGCGCCGTCAGTTACGGTATCGCCGACAGTCGTCGGCAGCGTCGGCTGAGCCGTGTGCGAGGTGCCCGGCGTATTGATCGCGTACCGGAACCCGTTGCGCGGCGACGGCTCGATTACCTCATCTTGCTTATACTCGTGGCTCGCCTGCCACACAGGATAGTCGAGCGTCCCGCCATCAAGGACCTTAAGCCCCTTGAGCAGGATGTCTGCGCCGCGGCGCACGAGCGCGATGTCGTTTTCCCAGCCACCATACAGCGTGGTGTTGTTCTGCACGAATTCGCGCTGCCAGCTCGCTACCCGCTGCACACGTCGTGCGCGGGAGATCTGCTCCACAGTATCCTCCTCACTTTCGATGCCGAGACAACTGTCGTCCGGCGGGCTGTTGTCGACGGTAATGTCGTCGCATGGGCATGGAGACGGCGGCAGCGCCGCCCAGGTGAATTCGTAGACCGCGTTTTCGAGGTTGACCCCAGGCCTTACTTCGTAGCTGCACAGCGCGGGCACGGATCCGCCGTCCCGCGGCTGCAGTTCGAGGCGCACGATGATCCGCGCACCAGTTGCGGCCGGATCTGTGTTCGGCGCGGGAATCTGGAAGCGGTAGTTGTCGCTCTCGTAGAGCACGCCGGCTATAGCTTGGGTGAGCGCGCCGCTGACTTCGCCGCGCACATCGAACTTCGATCCGCCAAGCGAGATGATCGAGAGCGTTTCGGTCGGCGCATTCGGGCCGACGACGAGTCCGATCTCGGCGCGCTTCACGGCGTCAGATCCCTCGCCGACGATGCTCGCGCAGTAGCTCGACGTCATCACCGACAGATCGGTCGCTGCTTGGCCGCCGGGCTTGTAGTCCTCGACGATGGGCGTCGCGACTTCGAACGGACACGACGAGTCAGAGCTAAACGCCTTGAGCACGTCATACAGGGTGATCCCGGTGTAGCTCTTCTCGAACGACGAGTCGGGGTCAGTGACGGTGACGGCGTAACTGCCCGTCACATAGCGCACCCGCGCACCGGCGGCGATCACGCGAGGCGGCCGCGGTGAGAAGCCGAAGACGTAGCGCTGTACGCCCGGCGTCGGGTCCCACTTGCTGATCAAGCGGAACACCTGCGGGTCCTGCCCAATGCGCGCACGGCGCGCTGTCGTCGGCACTTCGCCACCCGGAGTCAGTACGGAAGCGCCCCAGTTCCAGTGATCTCCTTGGAGCCACTCTGCGTCCTGGGCCAGCGCGTCGCGCAGCGCGAACTCGGTGTCCGTCAGCACGAGGTTCGACGTGACCGATATCGTGATCTCCGACGGCCCGGCGACCTTGGCGCGCAACGTCGCCCCCTGGAACGGACACTCCGCGAACCGCGTCTGCGTGCCCAAGCTTTCGAGGCGGAACGTGTACGTCTCGGCCTGCATCCCGGTGCCGGCCGACACATCGGTCATGACGCCATTGCCGACGCCAGCGAACTTCGGCGCGGACACCGCGGGCGCGCCGTCGATCTCCTCGTCGACGATTTCAACGTCGATCACACAGTCAGCCGCGCCCGTGTAGGGCCCGACAATGCGCACGTCACCGCCCCCAGCTTTCGGCGTCTCGTCCTCGCGCACGATCGCGGTAGACGGCACGACGTTCGTCATGCTCAGCGCGGCGGTCAGGACGACGTTGTCGGTGCTGGTGGCGTATTCCATTGCGGCTCCGATAGTGAGAAAGCCCCGCACTTGGCGGGGCCCAGAAAGCAGAAGGCCCGCTCTAGGCGGGCCTTCGATCAGTCGCTGATGGCTGTCAGGATGCCATTTGTAAAGTAGAGGTAACGGCGCGAGCGCTCGCCATAGACCCACTGCTCATTGACCCCCGATGCTGTGGTGGTGCGATTCACGTCCTTTGGCTCACCCCAGGGGTGAGGAAGGGCCCTTGCCTGCTCAGCAGACATCCCAATCTCTGGGCGCTGAGGGCCAGTGATCAATGGCTGCTTCGTACGACTGTCGTACTCGGTCTGCACCTCTCCGGCCACGCATGGCTTTCCGTCCCAGCGCGTCTTATAGCCATCACTGACGCATTTGTAATAGTTTCCACTCGCGGCGTTTGCAACTAGCATGAGCAGCAAGAACGGATACCGCATGGCGACATCCCCGACATGGTGATGACCAAACAATACCCCAGCGAGGACGGCAGTCAACCACCTCTTTCCCAAAACCGCCGTAGATCCTTGCTCAGCTGCCGGGTGTAGTCCTCATTCCCGATCACGTTACCCTGAATCGTCACATTGATGACTGGCTTGGTGGCTCCCCCGCCGCTGCTGTTGCTTGGCCGAGCCGGGGCTGGCGGCGCTGCCGGTGCGCTAGACCCGCCGCCACCGCCATTGTTCTTTGCCCTCTCAGCGTTCTCCTTCTGGATGTTGGCCATCCTCAGGGCATGGAGTTCGTTCTCGGCAGCCAAGGCATCCTGTGCCGCCTGCGAGCCCGTCTCGCCTGCCAATGCTGCTTCATCCTGGATCTCCTGCATCCTGGCTTGGTGCCGACGATCCTCGATCGACGCCTCGTTTCCCCGCAGCCGGTCGATTTCGTCCTGGGTCGACTGAGCCATGTTGCGCAGCGACTCCGTCGCCTGTTTGGCCTGCTGCTGGAGAGCTGCTGTCTTGGCACGTGCAGCCTCGATCGCTGCTTGCAGCGGGCCAAGCTCCTGGCGCCCGAGCAAATCAAACGATCCGGTTCCGGAATCAATCGCAATTTTGAGCGAGTCTAGGCCGGCGACCGAGAACTGCGCTTGGGCCGCAACCCCAGAAAATGCACTCTGACCTGTTTCCGCATACAGGTTCAGGCTCGCCGTCAATGATGCAAGCGCGTCGCGCTGTTTATCGACTGATGCCTGCACCTCGTCCTGGGCGGTCCGCAGCGCCGCGCGGATCGAGTCGAACCCTATTCCTGGGCCGATGCTCGTGAATGCACGCGATGCATTCGCGAACGCATCGTCGAAAGCCTTGGCCGCAGTTTCGCCCAGCGCGAGGAACTCGCTACGAACGCCCGCAATCTGGTTAGTGAGCGCAGCAAGCGCATCCCCGCCACGCTCTGCGAAGTCACTCGTCTTATTCCCGGATTCCTGCGATGCATCTCCGACCGACTTGACGTCGCTTGCAGTTTTCTGGGCTGCGGAGCCCATCTGCCGCAGCCCGTCCGTAGGCGGCTTGTAGAGGTTAGCCGAGGCGCCGGACTTCGCGAACGCAGCGTTGAGCTTATCCACGGCACCGATTTGCGCCGCAATAGCGCGCAACGTGCTCTCCGCCTTCGCGCGCGTTGCAGCATCCGCGGCTGCCACCGACTCGATGACTTTTTCCGCGTACGCGATGAAGGCGTTACGAGTGTCAGCAATTCCGGCTGCCGTCTTGCCTGAACTAGCTCGGATGGACTCGAAATTGAGACGGGCGCTTTCGGCAGCTTCTCTCAGCGCAGCTTGGCTTACGATGCCAAGATCGTGGAACGCCCCCTTGACGTCATCCGAACCTTGCTTTGCTTTTCCGGCTGATTCCTTGACCCTTTCAAGTTCGGCCCGCGCTTCGCGAACTGCCCGCTCTGCCTGCTGCAACGCATAGGGCGTCTTCTCCGTCGACCTGTTCAGCGCGCTCAGCGCGGCTTCCGCCTCACGCACCTTTTTCGTTGCATCGGCGACAGGACCACCGCCGAGCTTCTGAGTCGCATCACTGAAGCGCGTGATGTGCTGCGCGCCGAGCAGCGCGTCACGGCCAAAATCACGCACCGGCCCGCGGACCTGCTCAACCGCGTTCGCTGCAGGGCCTGTGTAGTTCGGTATCAGATTCAGCTTGTTTCCGAGTTCCTCAACTTTGGGAGCCGCATCACCTGCAGCCTCGCCGACCTTTGCTACTTTAGGGGCGTTCGTCTCTGCGGCGCTGCCAGCCTTGCCAAGGCCCTCACCGAATCGCTCTGCGGCCTCGCCGGTCTCTTTGAAATTCTTCCCCGCACGGCGGCCAAAGTCCTCCGTGACCGCAGTGAGCCCACCAACAACATCGGTGAGTTTCTCGACAACCCCCTTCATCGCCTCGCCGGCGCCAGGCACTTTCGACATCGCTTTCGCGAATAGCAGCGCTTGATGCGCTAGCGACGTCAGCGCTGCAGCAACAACAGTCGCCGCAGTAAGAACGACAGCCTGTAGCGAGTTCCAGACCGTTACGAACCCGTCAACTACTGCGGATACAACCGTCAACGCCTCGCCGGCGTTGTCCTTCAGCTCTTTGAAGAACTCCGTAGCGTCTTTAGAGAAGTTCTGAATTTGCGCAGCAAGAGCCGAATAATCGACGCCCTTCCCAAGCTCGATCAGCGCATCCGTCGCCTGCAGGGCAAACGATTTGATAGCCGCGATGATCTTCTCGAAGTCTGCCGTCTCGGTGAACGCCCGGACGCGCTTGGCAACGTCATCGAACTGCGCAGCAACAGGCTCGAGGATTGGCTCGACGAGATCGCGCCGGAGTTGATCGAATGCATTCGACAGGCGCTTGCTAGCGCCATCGAAGCTCTGGCCCATCTTCACAGCTTGGCGCTCGGCTTCGCCGCCGCTGTTCTTCAGCGCTGCGGCGAGAACGTCAAGGTTCTTTGCCCCACTATTGACCAGCGCTTGAATAGCGGGTCTCGCTTCCGCATCGAGCGCCAGCAGGGCGACTTTTCCACGATCGCCAGCCGCAACGATCTTCTTGATTACTTCGATGAAGTTTGTCGAGGTGATGCCAAGACCACGAAGTGCCTCGCTGAATTTGCTCGCCGGGTCTGAAAGCTGCGAGAACACGTTTCGCAGTGCGGTGCCGGCGCGTTCGCCCTTGAACGATTCTTTAGCAAGGGCGCCGATAATTGCGGTAGTGTCTTCAAGGCTCAGGCCAAGCTGCCGAGCCAGCGGCGCGACGTATGACATCGCGTTGCCTAGCTTGCTGACGCTGTCTTCAGTCGAGTTGGCTTCGGTAACGAAGAGGTCAGCAACACGCGCTGCGTCTGATGCAGCGAGGCCAAACTGAGTCAGCGTTGTCGTGAGAATCTGCGCAGATTCTGCGGTGTCAATACCGGCCGCTTGTGCGAGGTTCAGAGTCGGCGCGAGTTGCTCGGTAGCAGCCTTTGCATCACCGCTCGCCTTCGCAAGCTCGAGCAGCGCGTCCGCAGCTTCGGATGCCGAGAATGTGGTGACGCGCGTTGCCGCCTCAGCCGCCTTCTTGAACTGCGCCATCTCGGCTTTTGACGCGCCGGTCACCGCCGAGATAGCTGTCAACTTCTGCTCGAACTTCGTCGCCGACTCGATTGCTCCTGAGAAGAGCGCCCCGGCGCCGAGCCCGCTGAGCGCAGCTGAGATTGCAGCCGAGAGACCGGTAAGCTTTAGAGCAGCCGATGCCGTCGAGTTGATTCCGCCGCGCAACTTGTCGAATGCGCTTACGGAATCCTCTGTCTTCTTCTTCGCCTTGTCCGATCCCTGACCTGCGGCATTGAGCGCGGTGATGTACTCGCGCAGCGCCTGGGTCGTCTTTTGCGTCCTATCACCGAGCGCCTGCTCGGCCCTGCTCAGGTTATTGACGTCTAGGCCGTGCTTCTGGACGGTGCCAGATGCCTTCTTTACTTCTACCTCGAGCAACCGCTCTTCGCGAGCCAGATCGTCAACAACTTTCTGCGCCAGGCGATAGGCATCAGCGAACTCTTTGGTCGATCGCTCCGACACAGAGAATTGCGTGTTGAGCTCGGCTAGCCCACGACGCGCCTGTGCCAATCGTTCGCCTGTTTCCTGAAGCCTGGCCTTCAGTTGCGCGAGACTGTTGACGGCATTGCCGGCTTCGTTGAGTCGCCTGAATTCATCAACGAGTTCGCGTGCCTTTGGCTCGCCCTTCCCCGCTGCTTCTGCAACGGCCTCGATTCCTTTGGCGAGAGATGCAAGCCCATCCGCTTGACTCGCTGCTGCAAGCTCCCGCACTACCTTCGCGACTTCGCCTTCTTTTTGCGTGAGAGCCGCTGCGGCCGCCGCAGCTTGCTGCTGCCTCTCTCGATGTCCGCGCAACCCATCGGATGCGTAGGCAGCTGCAAGCTGCGTTGCAGCACTGACAGCATCACGTTGTCTGGCTGCCAGCGCTTCCGCGTCGGCCGCTGCTTGCCTAGTGCGTGTCGCTAGATCCCGCAGCCCATCGGCCGCAGCAAGCGACCGAGCGCCAAGCTCCTGGGCGCCGCGCGCCAAGTTCGCCGCGGAGATTCCGCCGGCCTGCAGTTCTGAGCGGAGCTCCCTGAGCGCTGACCGCTGTCGGTCTTGCGTGGTAGTTAGCCGATCGAGCTCTCGCTTTGCAGCGGCAAACGCTGCCTCTTGCTTTCGGGTTGGCTCTGCGGTGCTACTTATCTCTTTGCCGAGGACGCTGACCTGCGCCTTTGCAGTTCTGATCTTTCCCTCGTACTCAATGACTGATCGGCCCAGCGCGCGGAACTGGTCCGCGGCCGCCTGAAGCCGAGAAGCGCTCGCGAACTCCGCGAGGAATGCATTGGCTTCCGATTCGGCCTGACCGGCGGCGTCGCCTACAGCCGCAATATCTTTCGCGAGGCCGAGCAAATCCTTGCCCTGCTCCGTCTGTACGACGAAGCGCAGGATCTCGTCACGGTTTGCCATGGGATCAGAGCAGCTTCAGCTGGCGCTTGATTTCGGCCGAGAGAATCTTCTGGCCGAACTCGCGCATGTGGGCTCGCCGCGCATCCGTGCCGAGTGCGTCGGCAACGCTGGCGGAAAAGAGTCGATCAAGTGGGAATCGCGGAGCACCGCGGCCTGCGCGCTCGAACGCTTGCGCGCCCGTTCCTTGCCATCCGTTTGACGCGCGCGTTGGCGATGCAATGAATGCGTGGCGCAGCCGCTGCGGACCATCGGCGCGGCGCACCGTAAAGACGACGCCTTGCTTCGTCTGCCGGCCCCTATATCCCTGGGCTATGCCGATCGGCGTCCTGTCGCCGACCAATTCAACTGCGTTCGCCGACACGCGAATGCTCAAGCGGTTGCGCACGAGCGGCGCATCCATCGCGTATTCCTGACGGATATCGCGTATCGCCTCAGGCTTCAGGCGCCGCGCGAGCGTCGCGAGCGTACGCTGCCGCACACGGTCGAATTGCTCGCTAGTTGCAGAGAGACGCCCCGCCGCGCTAATCACGGCGGTGACGTCGAAACGCGCGGGCATCAGGCGATATTCTGGCCGGCGATGTAGATCGCCGCGGTGCCGGCGTTCAGCAGGCTGGCGCCGATGTCGAACACCATCTGGCTGATCTCCTCCTCGGTGATGAAGGCCATGTCACCGGAAGGCGCGATGTTCGCCAGCGGAATGCGCAAATCGCGGTTGTCGCCACCGCCGTTGTCGGCGACGAAGAAGATTTCCGCGTCGATCGAGCCAGAGTTGCCCGACGTGATCAGCTTGCGGTCGCCGGCGGCCGCCGTATAGTCGGCATGCACGGTCTGGCCGTTGGTGATGGCGCCGCCCGGAATCACGTAGAACATGCCGCTGTCGGCGTCGAGCGAGTAGTCGGTGTTGAGGACGTACGTGGTCGTTCCCGCGACGTCGGTGATAGTGACCGATGAAACCTCACGCACGCCGACCTTGTTCGAGCCGACCAGGCCGAGCTGGTAGTGGAAGCCCTTGTTGACGACGATCGGCTCGTTCGTCACCGGGGTCGCCGACTGCGCCAGGTCGGACAGAGTGCCGCCGACGAACATCGCGACATTCTCGTTCTGGAAGTCATCGCACGTGATCTGCGCGTTGAAGTTGACGGAGATCGTTTTGGTGAAGTCCTTCGTGCGGATCGCCGACGTGCTGTTGAAGTGCTCGTATTTCTGCGACTCGACGGTCAGGGTGAAGCCGGGGCAGTTGCCGATGAAGCGACGCCCCTCGTAAACGCCGTTCGCGTACTTGTTCACGAACAGCTTGCCGCGGCCGAAAACGTACTGATTGGTGTGAGAGTTGAGCGGAAGCGCCATTTTTCGATCTCCAGAAATGCGAAAGGCCCGCTCGATGGCGGGCCTTTCTGGTGGGTTTTTGCTCGACTACTTGCGCTTGAGTTCGCGTCGCTTCGGACGCTCGGGCTCGACAACGCTACCGGCACCCAAGCGCGTGAGTTTCTCGGCTTCCGCCGCCGGCAGCTTTGCTACGTCGCCCGCCTCGTACCGGATGCACGCATGCACCCAGTCGCGGGCAAATTCAAATTCAGTGGTATGGGTCACCGAAGGTCTCCTTGTACGTGCAAACGAATCGCACGTTGATCGCAGCGGTATATGCACCCTTCGGCTGCGCGACGAGGTCGGAGCCTAGGTACGTGATCGGGCCGATCTGCCCGTCAGCGTCGCGCACTCCGCGCTTGCGATCGCCGGTCAGCCCGGCCGACCAACCAAGCAGGCAACGCTTGACGTCGGCGCGTGCTCGGCCAAGCCACGCAGGCGTATCTTCCGCGTCCGGCGCGCCGTGCAATTCGACAGCGAAGCCGAGCGCGATCGACATGCTCGCGCTGTTGTCGGTTGCGCTTCCTTGGTTCGGGAGTTCGGACGTCTCCGTCAGTACGAGCGCCGGTAGGCCGTCGAGTTCGGCACTTGGCATGAGGCGCTTGGCGTTGGCGCCGGCGTCTGTCTCGTAGCCGTTCGCGAGCGTGATCGTGCTCAACTGATCGAGCACGGCCGCCATGACGCGCTCACTGATCGGCATCATGGCTGCGGCCTCACGACGCAGACGTGGCGGCTCTCGTCGCTGTTGTCGGCGATCCCGACCACGACGAAGCGCTCGACGCCGATCTCGAACGACGCCTGATTGACGACCGGGGCGCTGCCGATCTGATCGCGGAATGCCGTGATCGTGATGAGCGGATTCTTCACGGTCGCCGCGTCGCCGACGTCTTGCATGCCGCGATCGACGAGGACGATGCAGTCCGGCACCGGCGTGGCCGACGGCGACGCGCGGTATTCGGCGCGGTCGGCCATGCCGGCGTCGGCGAACGCCTCACGAGCGAGCGCGTCGAACTCAGCGAGGAATGCATTGGTCATGGCGCAGGCTCCAGCAGGCCAAGCCCTTCGAGCGCCGAACGCCACGCCTGGGCGTTGATCCAGCGCCCTTCGGAGCTCGTGTGCACGCCGTCGGCGTTGTAGTCGTAGATCGACGCCAGCCCGTCGGCGCCGTCGCTGAGCGCAGCGACGTGCGACGTGACGCGCGCGTCGACACCGGTGATCGGCGTCGCCCCGCCGCCGGCGATGGCCGTGTTCACGGCCTGCCACGCCGAATACGCGGCCGCCGCGTTCGTGGCCGTGTTGAGCCATCCTTTGCAGGGCGTCATCTGCGCGAGCACGATCCGGCACGACGCCGGGACCGCGGCGCGCACGGTGTTGACCAACCCTTGCAGGTCGCTGATCACGGTCGCCGTTGTTGCCAGGTTTTCGCCGACGCGCCCCTTGACGTCGTTGAGGCCGATCTGGATCACGACCGCCTGCAGCGTGCTCTTGTCGTCCAACGCGTTGAAGAACGACAGCATGTCGGCGATGCGCCGGCCGCTCTCTGCCACGTCGTACCGACCGCACACGAGCCCGCCGCAGAAGCTGGCTACGCGCGGCGCGATCGGCGCCACGCCGGACAGGCCGGAGACCGTGCTGTCGCCCAGCACGCATGCATACGCGAATCCGCGCTTGACCCACGCGACGGCGTCGGCCGTCTCCTGCGCGTTCAGCAGGCGGTTGATGACGATCATGCGATTCACGGTGACGCGCGAGGACGCCACGCCGATCTCGACCGTGCTGCTGCTCGACCAGTTGCCGCCGCCGGCCGCCGCGCCGCTGGCGGTCCCGGTGCGCTTGATCCCGTTGCTGTAGACCGTGACCTCGTCGCTGAGCGCGGTCTGCGCGATGTCGAACTCGTACCGGTCGACGAACGCCGCGCCGCCGGCGCCGGTGAGTCCGTCGACCGTGGCGAGCGTGATGCTGCCGCCAGCGCCGGTGTCGCCGCGGATGCGCCCGACCGGGGGCGGCGTGAACCCGCACCAGATCGTTCCGGCCGTGGTCGCCCAGTTCCCGATCGCGACGACCGTTCCGGACGCAGTCGCTGCGTCGTACAGGCACGAGTAGATGACGGTCATCTTGTCGCTGTTCGAGAAGTTGATCGCCGCGCTCGCGATGCGCTGCGGCGACCCGAACATGTACGCGCCCATGCAGACGCGCGCTGTGACTTCCTTCAACGTCACCGACTTCACGCTGCCGGCGAAGGTCGCATCGGCGGCGAACTCGAACGTCGTATTGCCGGCTGCGGCCGCGAAGACCTCCGTGTAGGTGCCGCGCGCGGTGCGCGCGTTCGTGCTCACGGTGGTGCCACCGGTGAACCGCGGCGTCAGCGTGCCGGCCGTGCGCGTCATAGTGTAGCTGAGCTGATAGACCTTGCCGGCCGTCAGCGACACCGTCCACGACAGCGACGATGCCGTGCCAGCGGTCTTGACGACCGTTGCACCGGATCGCGCCCACCCGGTTCCGGGAGTGAACCCGGTGTCGTCGATGATGCGGCCGTTCGTGAGCAGCTCGCTGCCGAGCGTGCGCGCCGCGCCGCGCCACAGCGGCTTGTTCGCCGCCGTGGCCTGGGTCAGGTGCTTGGCATTCGGCGACAGGTCAGTGATGTAGCCGATCGGGTCGTTCGGCGCGGCGACGGCGCCCGTGCCGGTGTTGGACTGGAACAGCAGCGAGGCCGTCTGCGCGTCTATCGCAACGCCGCGGTCGCTTGCGCCGAACAGCGACGCAGGACTGAACGGCACGGATGACGCCAACTGCCGATGAGTGACGCCGATGAACCCGAGCATCAGGCGCGCGAAATCACAGCAATCTTGTCGCCGGGCGCGGGCGAGAACCACGCCTCTTGGTCAGCGGCAAGAGGATAGTGGTTGGTTGCAGTCGCCGTCGGATTCGCGCCGTAGCTGAAGGTGCACTTCGCTTCCGCGTACACGCGCACCAGAGTCGTGCTGGCATTGACCGCAGACGACTGCGCAGACGCCCCACCAATGGCCACAGCTTGCGCTGCGACGATCGCTCCGGCCACCTGCATCGGCGCCCCGCCGCGATTGGTCACGATGCCGGCGAATTCGGTGATCTTCAGATCGGACATTTACGGACTCCAGAAACGACCAAGGCCCGCGAAAGCGGGCCTTGGTCGTGGCGTTGCTGGTGGTTTCCGATTAGGTGCGCTTGCCCTTCAGCAGCACCTTCGGACGCGTGCAGTACGAGAGCGGATTCGACTGCGACTCCATCTCGATGCGCTTGCCGTTCGGCGACAGCCACTGCTTCGCGTACCGCGGGAGGCCGATGGTGTTGACCGTTTCCATGTAGTCCGCCGGCGCGTAGACCGTGCGGAACAGTCCGGGCGTACCCACCGGGAAGATGTGGCACTTGTCCGTGTCCACCATCGCCGAGCTGCCGTTCTTGCCGCGGTAGTTCATCCAGAGGATGCCGCCGAACTCGAACATGCCAGCCATCTTGTTGCCGGTCGGGAGGATGTAGCCTTCGCGCAGCACGGACGCCATCGGCGTATTCTTGTAGGACTCGACGACTTCCTTGTGGGCGAGCAGGTCATCGAAGAACGCGTCGCCGCAGAACGAAGCCACGCCGGTGTACGAAACGCCGCCGAGATTGTCGGCGATCAGGCGCACGGCACTGGCGCACTTCTTCCGCAGGGCTCCGGACGCGGGGCTCGCGTTGTCGAGATCGAAGTCGATCTCGGATTCCTGGCTGACGCCGAACTCCGTGAACAGGTCATAGAGCGTCGAGCCGTCGGCGTTGAGGATGAGCCCCTTCACCGCGCCGAGCCGCTGGTACTCGAGCGTCGGATCGAGTACCAGGCTGACCGCGTCACTCAGCCGCGAGTTGACCATCGGCATCACCGACTGCACGTCGGTTTCCGATCCGAAGGCGCGCACGCCCTGCACCTCATCGGCGTTGATGCCGTCGTCGTGCTGGTAGTGCGGAATCAGCAGCGAGCGGGCGCGGCGCTTGTCCTTCGCCTTCGTTTCGCCTGCTCCGCCGCGGGGCGTCGGGTTGAGGAGCTTCAGGACACCGTCCTGCTCCTCGATCATGATCGACGTCGTCGTGACGCCGCGTTCGTTCCAGTCGATGACCTGGCCGGCGAGGCCCGGAACGAACGGCAGGTTGTTGATCGCGTCCGTGAGGCTGATGACGCCGAACGCGTCTTGGTTGAAAACGTCCAAACTCGGCATATCGTTTCTCCAGAAATGAAAAACCCCGCCGAGGCGGGGTTCTTGGGGTGCGGATCTGGGCGCTGTTAGCGCAGACGGATGCCGCGGTTGCTCAGCTGCTGGGTGGCGACCGCCTTCTGCGCGGCGGTGATGCCGCTCGGCCAGACGATCTCATTGCTGTTGCAGTCGGTGTCGCGCGCCGACACGACACACGCGCGATCTGCAGAACTCGCGTCCACCGCGGCATAGAGGATCCCGGCGGCCGTCTGCGTTCCGTCGGTCGCCGCGGGGTCGAGCTGCTCGTAGTCCCCGCCGGTGACGGTGACGTGGATGATGTCGCCGATGTCCCAGTCGTTGGCACCGTCGGCCACCGTGAGGTTGATGTGCGTGCTCGCGTAGGCCACGGCGACCGTGAGGTCCGGCAGCTGATCGCCGGACGGCGTCCGGACGCTGAACGTGCCCGCGTTGCCCGACTCGGTCTTGCCGGTCAGCACGTAGATGCCGACCTGCGCATCTGGGCCGAGCGTCACGGCGCCGATCGTGCCGTCGCCGGTGCCGCTGATCTTTGCGCCGGCCGCGGTCTTGAGTTGACCGAGAACGGAGCCAGCGGCCAGGTCCTGGCCGGAGTTGAGCTTGCCGTTCTCGCGGGACATGCAGCCGTTGGCTTCGGACAGGATGTAGCCGCCGGCATGGGTCGTTTCGGTAAGAGCCATGTTGTCCTCCAGTTACTGCCGCTGGTGATGACCAGACCCCGCGGCGGCAGCGCGGCGGCGGTTGTAGATGTCGGTCGCGCTTTCCACCTTCTGCGCCGTCGCGGCCTGCGGCGGCAGCGTGACGATCTCGACCTCGCCGGTGGCCTTGGCGTCGATGAGCTGCGCTCGTACCGCGGCGATGTCGGTGTTCGCCGCGACGTAGTCGGCGGCGAGCGATTCGACGCCGGCAGCAAAACACGCGTCGCGAACGGAGCTGGCGTATGCGATCGCGGTGTCCGCAGTTTGATTAGCGGGCCCGCGTTTGATCAGCGCGCGCGCGACGGCATCAGGCAGCGTCGAAATGCTGACGCGCGAAACAAACTCGGCTAGCGCGACCTCCGGCGATGGTCCCGATGCCACGACAGGAAGCAGACCGGCGGACATCTTCATCGGCTTCTTCTTGCGCGCGCCAGCATTGGTGTCATCGTCATCGCTGGCGTTTTCTTCAACCGCGACAAGTTCCGAGTCGACGTACCATTTGTGCACGCCCATATCCTCCATGCCGTCCACAATCACGCCGTACGGTGTCTCGGTGCTGACGATTTCGATCGTCCCGAACTTGTGCGCGGGGTCGTGCGGTTCCTTGATCTCCACGCGGTCGCCTTTGACGAACTTCGTGGAGTCGCCTCCCGACGCCGGCTCCACGCTGGTCTCGAGATGCTCCATCAACTCGTAGTAGGTGCCGATGCGATCGGCAAAGCCGATGCGCACGCAGTCCTCGCCCTGATAGACCTGCGCCTCGGTCGCGAGTACCGCGTCGACGTCCATGCCGCGGTAGCGCGCCACCGACGCCGCGAAGAGCGTGCGCATGCTGTCCATGCGCTCCTGCAGCCACGCGCGGGTCTTGTCGTCGAGCGGCGCGTGCGGGCTCATGTCGTTCTTGTGCGCGCCGGAATAGATCGCCGTGATGCGCACGCCGAGCTTCGCGTCGAACGCCGACTGGTCGATGTGATACGCAATCACGCCGACCGATCCACCTCCGCCGGTCCGCGTAATCCAGATCTCGCCGCACGACGCGGCAATCGCGTACGCCGCCGAGTAGGCGTAGTCGTCGATGACCGCTATGACGCGCTTCTCGCCGCGCGTCGCGTAGATGTGGTCGGTCAGATCGAACAGGGCCGCGCCCATTCCGCCAGGCGATTCGATGCGCATGACGATGGTCTCGATCGTCGAGTCCGTCCGGGCACGATCGTAGCTGCTGCGCAGTTCCTGATAGCTGAGGGGACCGGGATCGCAGAGGTCGCCCTCGTAGCGATTGACGAGACCGCCGGACACGTTGATCACTGCGACGTTGCGTGCGGGCGTAACAACCTTGCCGAATTCGTCCTTCGTCGCCGGCGCGAGCTCGCCGATGACCAAGGTCGGAGGCCGCGCCTCGACCGCGCCGGAGAGATACGCGCCGACGACCTGCTCGCCCATTTGCGGATGTACGAGCAGCGGTTGCCCGAATGCCTGCGTGAAGATCTGCGAAACCAGCGGCGACTGGGACCTGCCCAGAAGTCGCGCCAACAGGTTCCATTTACTGGTCGGCTTGGTCATTGTTCCCTTCCTGCGGCGCACTCGCCTTCGATGGGGCCGACTTGCTCTGCCGGCCGTCGCTGTCATGCTGCAACCCGAGTTTGTCGGCGCGCTCGTTGTCGCGCTTCTGCTGCAGGTCGGTTTCTTCGGGGTCGTTACCCTGCCCCAGGATCACGTCGCTTCGGGGCTTGAATCCCGCGCGCACTGCCTTCGTCTCGGCATCCACGTCCTGCACCGGGTGGCTCCACGGCCAGCCCTGCGGGACCCACTGCGCCGCCGTGACCTCGTCGCGCAACTCGGCGTAGTTCGGAACAACGATCTTCCCGGCGAGCACGCCAGCGTCGAACCAGGCCTCGCGCACAAGCTGGCAGAACCGCGGGATCATGTAGAGCCACTGATCCATCTCGATCAACCGGCGGAATTCGTTGAGCACCAGCTTCAGCGCGCGATCGCTGATGTCCTTCAGGTCGCCGGTCAGCACCTCGAGCGGAATTCCTGCGCGGGCGCAGAACGCCATCAGCTCGGTGCGAACGAAGTCGGCGTAGTCGTTGCCGGCGCCGGGCGGCGACGAAAACTTGACGTCCCATCCTTCCGGCAGCTCCTGCATCGTTGCGGGCTCGAGGCCCGCGATCGGCGTGTCGTCTTCATCTACGCCGGCCTTTGACTCTTCCAAGATGCTGTCGTTGGCCGCGGCCGGCGGCCGCGTGTAGAAGCCAGCGAATAGGTTCTGGATCGCCTGGCGCTCCGCGACGTTGTCGCGCGTCGTCGCCAGCGTGTTGATCAGCACGAGCACCGCTTGACAGCGCGGAATGCCCCGAATCTGTCCAGCACGCAGCGGCCGATAGAGATGGATCACCTGCTCGGCCGGGACGCGCACGAGCTCGTTGCCGCGCGCGTCCATCCAGGTTACGTCGCCAGGGTGCGAGCGGTACATCCAGTAGGCGACCCGCTTCCCGATAGAGCTGAACTCGATCCCTTGTCGAATCGCGTTGCCGTTGCTCGCCGTGCCGTAGTAGTCGCGCGGGCACTGCTCGGATTCGATGAGTTGGACCTGCATCGGCACCGGTAGCCCATCTGTCGGACGCCGGGCCCGGATACGTGCGAACACCTCGCCTGCCTCGTCCCACTCCGTCCACGCAAGCTGCTGCTGACCGTAGAACGTCGAGACGCCGTCGGCGTCCATGTATTTGATCTGCGCGAGCCATAGCGCGTCGACGAGGGCACGGAACTCCGGAGTGCCCCAAACCTGCTTAGCCTGGATGCCGACGCCGACGCCGTTCGCGGCGCGCTTCTCGATCGCTGCACCGACCCACGCGTTGTTGCGCACGGCGTCGCGCATGCGCGCAAGAACCGTCCCCACGTTGCCGGCGGAGTTCGGCCCGGACATCGGCGGACGCCAATGCTTGAGGCGCCGGCCATGACCGCCTGCGCGCAGCTCTTCCTGGCTCACGTGAGGCCATCTCCGGTTTGCACGACGCGGTAGGTTCGCCGGCGCTTCGCGCCGCCGTTCTTCTGCTGCGCGATCTCTTCGAGCAGCTGAGCGATGTACTTGTCCAGCGCCGCCATGTCGGCCGCGTTGTACGTGAGTCGGCGGTCGCCATGCTGAAAGCTGACCATGAGGACGCCGGTGCTCAGCTTGTGCCGCGCGACGTAGGCCTGTTCGAGCCAGGTCTGCAGTTGAGATTCGGTCGGCATCAGCGCCCCAGGTATTTGCTTGCAGCGCGCCGAAGCTTCTTTTTCGGCACGACGCGAATCTCCGGCTCGACATCGGGCCGGCGTATTTCAGGGTTCGAATCCCAGGGCAACGCCCAAGCGGGCGGCCGCTCCCAGTTGATCTGTTCAGCCTTGAGCAGCAGGCAGTTGGCCGAGTTGTAAACCTCGAGGTCGAACGACTCGTTCGGCGCCGAGTTCGGGTTTTCCCAGCGCTTCGCGCCTCGGGACTCCGCGGTCAGCTCCTCGAAGAAGCTCCGCGGCAGCCACGTCGGGAAGTGGTAGTAGCCCGGCCCTGGCGTCTCTCGCTTCAGGTTTGCGCTGACCGCATCCTTCAGGATCGTGGTGTTGATGAAGATCACCGGCACATCACCGGACGCACTGGTCTTGCTGTCCTTGCGTCTGCGCGTGTCCGGGAAGCGCTCCTCGATGCGAGGGGCGTTGTCGGAACTCGCGCCGCGCACCAGTCGCACGTTGCGGTGCAGTTGCCTTACCTTCAGAGATCGCCAGAACTGATAGCCGCGCTCGGTGACGCCATCCTCGCCGCCGCAGTCAATCGCGACGCGAAGGATCGGCATCGTCCGACCCGACCCGTCGGCAAGCGCGTACCGGCGCGTGATCACCTTGTCGATCAGACGATCCCAGTCTTCCGCGTAGGCCGCTGGGCTGATTCGAAGGAAGCCGCCTTTCCCGTCGTCGCGCCGCGATGATCGCAGCGTGTATCGATCGACGATCCAGCGCTCGTTGTTCGGACCGACGCCGGTCACCTGCACAACGAAACCGGCGCGCTTGCCGGCCTGCACGTCCACCGACGCGACGAGGAAGCGGACGCCGTTCGGCACGAGGTCCGCCACCCATTCCGGGGCTATTTCCGCTTCGGCCTTGGTGCGCTCCTGCAGCGCGTGAGCATCGCGCTCTTCGCGCCCAGTCAGCGGCTTGAACGGCATCGCCTGGTCGACATTGCAGGTCGACTTGAGCGGCTTCTGCTCGCCGGTCTGCGCGTACTGCCGCACGGCCTGGAAGTAGCGCTCAACGAGCGACACCCAACTCTGGTAGCCAGCCGCCGCGCCGCCGAGCCAGAAGCTCGCGGTTCGCGATCGCAGCAGCTCGCCGGTCACGGATCCGTCCGGCCACATCTTCTGGCCTTCACCGACCCAGCGCCCGCGCTGGTTCATGCCGTCCTTGTACTTGCCGTCGATGCCGACGCCGCAGTGCGGGCAATACGCGTACTGGAACCGCTCGGCCAGAACCAGCGGATCCTCGACGAGCACGCGCTCGATCAGTTCCTCGATCGGTGGCACCTTGAACAACGAGAGCCCAGGCGCGGCTTCGAACGGCTCCCGGCATTCCGGGCACGGCCAATGCCACCGGCGCCGATCGCCGCGGTTGTACAGACTCAGAATTCCGTCTACCGGCGGCGCCTCGTGCGGCGTCTTCGGCGACCAAGCCTTCACCCAGTCCTTCGCCGGGCTCGACTCCGCAATCGCGATTCCGCTAGAGCCGAACGTCTGGATACGCTTCAGCAGCAAGCCCCACAACTCGTCGATCGACAGATCGCCGGTCATGTTGTCGACGTCCGTCGCGATCGCGCGCTTGATGTCCTTGCCCGACACGATGCCCATGCTGGGCCAGCCGATGCGCAGGATCATCCCGCTGCGGAACATCTTGAACAGCACGTTGTTGTCGTGCGCGCGCGGACTCTGGCGCTTCGCGAGCTCCGGCGACGCCTCGATACCGCGCCGAATTCGGCGCTTCGCGTAGTCCTCCGCTTCGGCCTGATTCGTCTGCACGATCAGCATGTCGGCCGGGTCGTCGACGATCGAGTAGGCGAGCACGCCGTCGACTAGCGCGATCGTCTTGCCCGATCGTGCCGGGCCGGCGAATACGACCGCCTCGTACAGCCGCGATCTCGCTAGGTTGACCGGCTCGACCATGTACGGCGCGTTGCGCGCGCTCCAGTTTCCCGGCGACCCGCTTGGGTTCACCACGCGCAGATTGTTCGCGATCGACTCGGCGACCGTGACGCGCGCCGGCGGCTTCAGCATCTCGCAGACGTTGAGCCGGATCTCCTGCGCCGATGCGTACATCAGTCTGACGCCTGCTCGGCGGGGGCGTCACCAACCAGTCGGTCGTAGAGCGCTTGGCGCTGCTCGCCGATCACCTCGCCGATCGCCACAGCCTGCTCAGGCGACAGGTCGGCCCTTCGTTCGAGCACGTCGGGCAGCGTGTCCAGGAACTGCACCAGCCCCTTTACGAGCTCCGCGTATTCGACCTCGACCTCGGCCGCCGGGATGAGACGGCGCGCCTTCGCCTGGACGGCGAGCCGGCTCTCCTCCGAGTTGAACCAGTCCTTGCGCTCCTTCGGCGGGAGGTCACAGGGATCGAAGTCCTCCCCGCCGCCAGCATGCCCCTTGTCGAGCAGCACCGGTGCGGCGTCCCGCAGCCGGTAGACCGGGTGTCCGGCGCGAACTTCGGCCGCCGGAACGTTCGCTGCGGCCAGCCGCTTCGCGACCGTGTCGCGCCCCATCCCGAACTCAGCCGCCAACCTAGCTATGGAAAACAGCAGGTTGCGCTCTATCCGTTCGACAGTCGCCATACGGCAAGGGGCGCAACCCTCAAAGCCGCGCCAGTCCTAGAAAGTTAAGGGGTTGCTGTTGCGCCCATAGGGGGCCGAAAACTGCCGACCACCGCGAGTCTTCGTCCCCGCTGTGGCGCGCGGCTCCCAGAGGGACCCCGACATTGTATACATTGATGCATTGCAGCACGGTGTTGCATGAGCGCAACATGGAGCCGAGACCCGATCACCCTACGGCCCCCACGGTCTTGGGCTGACGCCAAGCGTTGTTTCCCGGCCACATGATCCACGGCGTGTCGGAGTGGTCGCTCAGGGGCTGGCCGAGCGTGGCAACAACTTGATGAGCCCACGCTATGTCGATGCTCTCGGCCACACCCATGAGCCGCAAGGCGGTAGCCATACCGTTTACGTCGCCAACATAAACCGCATGACCACCCTCATGCCTCGACCGATACCATTCGCGCCAGATGACCGCCTGTGCGGTCAGACGCATCAGTTCGTCCCTGATGTACGGAAGCGGCATCACGCCATGCGCCGTGGGGTTGGCCCAGATCTCTGCCTCGGTAGGAACGGGGGACACTTCGCCCCGCGCATAGACGGCCTCGCCAGTGCAGCTGGCCAGCGTGAGCGCAGCGAGGTTGGTGATCGCGGTGCGGCGGTTCATGACTTGACCTCGGCGTGTAGGTTGGAGATGGCAGCCTTGTCCGCGTTGCACTGCTGCAGGCTGGCAGCCCAGCTCACGATCCAGTCCGTCATGGCCTGGTACGTCGCGCCAGGGCGTGGCGGCGCAGGCGTCGCGGCCGTCAGCTCGGCCGGCACCGGCACGAACTGCAGCACCGGCACGCTGATCGTCCGCGTCCGCGTCGGGTCGGGACGCGCGAGCCGCTGCGTCGTCGAGCACGCCGAGCACAGAGCCAGGCACAGGCTGAGCAGCGCAGCTGTCAGCAGCGAGGGAATACGCATGGGATAGCTCCTGCCGGGTGGCGGCGAGATCGCGCTGGGCCTGAGCCTGGGACTTGGCCCGCTGGCTCAGCACTGCGCTGGTGATGGTGGCCATGTTGTTGCGCTCGCCGATGCACGCCTGCAGCCCTGCATCCAAGGCCAGCGCTCTGCCCTCGGCGTCCGCTGCCTGCTGCAAACGTACGGCCGCATCGGCGTGCGCCTGCATGAGCATAGGCGCGAGCTCAGCACGGGCAGCACGGTCGCCGGCCCGCACGCCATGCGCGTGCAGCAGCCAGACAGTCAGCAGCACACCCAGAACGGCGTAGAGCTGCCACGGTAGCGAGCGCAGGAACGACCAGACGCCGCCGAGCAGCGCCTTTACGATGGTCATCTTGGGAAATCCTCCGGGCGATTCGTTGCATCCGCCCGTGCGATCTTCTTGAGCGTGTAGCTGATGTTCCCGCCGCAGCGCGCGATAGCGGAGATCTCGACGAACTGACGGGCCTGACATGCATTCATGTCGACGACGGGCCACCAGTGGGGGCGCGCCCCCTTGTCCAGCTCGAAGTTCTCTGCGGGAAATGTTGCAGTGATCGGATCCGCCAGTTCGCGCTGCAGCGTGCGGTACGGCCAACCTTGCACGCGCCACACTGGCAGTGGGTCACCGTCCGCCCGATAGATCGTGCAGTAGCGAACCCCGGGCGGACCTGGTATGCCGGCCGTTCCCGGCTGGCAGTAGCGCCCCTGCTGGATTGCCAGCGGGTGCTCGTCACGGTGACCTTCCTTGACGAAAAGGCGCTCGCCATGGACGCCGATGGCGCGTTTGGATTCGGGTCGCTGTATCTGGATCGAATCGCCGACCCATAGCGTTCTCGCTTCGTCATCGCTCAGGATGACGCCGCGCAGCTTCTGCTCGCGCATGATCAGCTCTCGCGTTTGCGGTTGAGGTAGTCGCCGGCGAACTTCATGAGCCCCTCGGCGCCGATATGCCCGGCCAGGCTGGCTAAGCCGTAAAGCGCCGGCGCGGGCAGATCCGGCCACAGCGCGAGCACGACAGCGGCGATCATCGCGGTCGTGCCACCGACGATCGCGCGACCGGCGAACACGCGCCAGGGCACGCTCTCGGCCGAGGCCATGGCCTTGCCGACAGCGACCAGCGCGCCGACGGCGAACAGCATCAGCAATCCGCGATCGTGCTGGTCCATACGATGAGCCCCATGTTTCATGCCGCCGCCGCTCCCGACAGCTCGTTGTAGATGCGCTCGATGCGCTGTACATAGCCGCGCGTCTCGGCGGCGTTGGCGTCACCAGTGACGCGGTGCAGTTGCGCGATGATCGAGGCGTAGTCGGCAGCGCCGCCGGCGAGCTGCTGGGCCTTCATGATGTTGCCGAGGCCGGCGTTGTAGCTGGCCTGCGCGAGACGGCGGCGGTCGGCCTCGGTGCGCTCGACCTTGCCCCACGCGCGGCGCAGCTTGCCCAGGTAGTACGCGCCGGCGCGGATCGCGTGCTCCGGCTGGAACGGCGTTGCGTCGGCCGGCAGATTGAGCTCGACCTTTACGTCGCGCCAGGTCGGCGCCATGAACTGAGCCAAGCCCATCGCGGCGGCCGGCGATTGCGCGGCCGGGTCGAGCGCGCTTTCCGCGATCAGCTCGGCCTTCCACCACAGCCACGCGTCGGCGCCCCACGCAGAGAGAAATGCGCCTGCCGACGCACGGATGTCGCGGTCGTAGCGGTCGGTCCACTTCATCTCAGCAGCCCTTCCGGCCGTAGCGGATGTGCCAGACGACGAACAGCGCGGCAGCGGCGACGATCGGAAGCGTCGCCCACCACTGCCACGACTGCGCGGTCATTTCACGAGCGCAAGCGCGCCGAGCACGAACGCGAAGACCAGCGCCGTGCCGGCCAGCACCGGCGAACCGGTGTAGGCCAGGCCGACGGCGCCGGCGACGAATGCGACGGAGACCAGGGCCTTCACGGCTGCTGACCCTTCCAGCCGCCGGTGATGCTGGCGCGGTGAGCAGCCGTCAGGCGCACCCACTCGAGTTCTTCCTGCGGTGTCAGGCCGCGCACGGCGAAGTCGAGCGGGAAGCCGTCGGACGATTCCCGGACCGTATGCGTGCGGTCCAGCACGAAGCCGAAGCCCAGTTGCTTGACCGGATGCACGGCAGGCGTGACGGCGCCCTGCAGCTTCGGCGTCAGATTGCTGCCGGCCTGGGCGAAGAAGTCGCCGAACACGGAATGGCCGTCGAGGCTGCCGTCCGGGTTGATGGCGCAGTTCTGCAGCACGAGCTGGCGCTCTTCCTCGGACGTGCAGAACGGCAGCGAACGGACGCTGAGGAAGCGCCGGCCCGGCATCAGCTTCGCGCTGCCGCGGGTCCAGTAAAACGGTCCTTCGTGGCCGACGATCTCGTGGTCGATCTCCGGGATCACGCCCTCTGCGCGCAGCGCGGCGATCAGATCGCGAACGAGCTGGGCTCCGCCATCGGATTCCAGCACTTCGGTCGACAGGCTGGCTGCGATGGCGGCATCGTGCTCGCGCAGCGCTTCGGCAGCGCCGGCCTTCGCCTCGGCGCGAATCGCGGCGAGGTCTTCGTTCGTGAGTGCCATGAGGTGCTCCTTGTTGTCAGCCGGCGGCGAGCTTGTCGCGCAGGCGGAAGCCGAGCAGCGGCCAGATCTTCGCGACGGCGTTCTGTCGCGCGATCTTCCGGCCGATCTCGGCGTCGAAGTTCTCCGGCGACGCGCAGGCGCTCTCGCCGGTAACGGTGAAGCCGTTGTCCAGCACCAGCACGCAGAACGTGAGCAGGTGCAGCGGCGAATCGTCGCCCGGACGGTCCTGATGGCCGGCGTAGTACGCCGACCGCGCGCCGTCGGCGGCAGTGAAATACCACTCGAGGCTGATGGCGGCTTCGATGTCGGCCGGCGTCACGCGCGGCGCATTGAGGCCTTTGGCCTGGATCTCGGCCTCGATATTCTTGTCGGGCATGGTGTTGCTCCGGTTGCGCGCCGGGTGGCGCGGCGATTGGTGAACCGTGCGGGTTTCGATCCCTCCTCAACAGGGTGAAGGCCTGTCCGCCACGCCAGCTGCGTCACGGTTCGAATGGAGCGAGCTGCGGGAATCGAACCCGCATCGTCAGCTTGGAAGGCTGTCGTTCTGCCGTTGAACTACGCTCGCGATGGGCGGCCGGCGCATCGGCTCAGGGGGTGTCCGGGCAGGACAGCCGACGGCCGGCCATGCAACTGCGCTCAGTGCATCGGCGGCTTGGGCTGACAGCCGTCGCAGTTCGCGGGGCAGTCGACACAGCCGGTCCAGGAGCCGTCCTCGGGCATCAGCGCGCGGACAGCGGGAACCGCAACATCGGCCGACGGCGCGGCCGACGCAGCGAACGCTGCGATGGCGAGTGCGATCGAGATGGTCAGATTGCGAAGCATAGGTCTACTCCTCATGGTTGACGCCCAGAAACGACAAAGCCCGCTTGCGGGCGGGCTTCTTCGACGATGGGGATTTTCGGGAGAATTTCCGCCGGTCACAACGGCGGAAATCGCCTCAAGCTGGAATCTCATCGGGCGCGAGGTGGGAATGGATGTCCCGGGCGGCGATATAGACCAGCTCCTCGATCTTGGCGTACACCCACTGATAGATGGGCAGCCAAGTAGACCGGAAACGCGTCTCGCTGACGCCGAGCTGCACCGCGCGCCAAGCGTTGAACTCGCCGACATGACCAGTGCCGGCGCAGCGCAGGCAATCATGCTTGAGGAACCCGCGGTCGGCGGTGCCTCTGCCCTCGCAGTCAGGGCAGTGCCGCGGCTCCCGCATCTCGGTGATCACAGCGTCGATGATCGTCGGATAGCGCTCCATCTTCGAAGGCCACACCGTAGCGTGCAGCTGCCGCACAACGGCCTTCATACGATAGATGTTCCGCTGCAGGTCTTCCGGCACCCGGTTGCTCAGGGCTGCGAGCGCCTCGAGCGAATGCAGGCCGCGACGAGCCTCATCGACGGCGGCGTAGCGCTCGTTGAACTCGGTCAACACGACCCGCAGCAGCAGCTCGCGCGCCCGCGCAGTCGACGCCGGCGACTGCGGCCACCAGATCCAGCAGAAGGTCTCGCGGGCGAGCTCGTGCTGGCACATTCCGACCGCGGCGGCGATGTCCTGCGGCGTCACCTCCGGCATGCCGCCGCGCCCCGTGTCGTACCGCACCGTCTGCGCGTAGAGCCTGCCCATCATCTTGCGCACGTCCATCAGATTCCCCTCTCGAATTCGGACTCGGCGGCTCGGACGTCATCCGTGAAGTCGGCCAACAGCACGGCGCCCGTGTAGTTTCCGACGAGCCTTGCACCCTGCACCCAGGGCTCCACCTTCACGATCTTCAGCTCGACGCGGTCGCCGCGCGGACAGATCCAGACCTCGGCCGGCCGCGCCGCGAACCGCGACCAGATCTGCTTGATGACGTAGTCGCTGATCATCGGCACTGGCTCCGCCTCAACTGCGCCTGCAGCTCGTTGGAGTGCCGCACCCGGGCGTCGCGCTTCGCAGCAGCGGCGCGCACGGCTGCATGGTTCCGGATCGTCGGCGACATGCTGTAGCGCAGTTGGGCCTTGGCGTACGTGACCACGGCCCAGGCCGCAGCGAGCAGGGCGCGGGCGGCATCGGTGCGTGTCGGCGCGCTCATGACTTGCCCTGCCCGATGTAGAGCTTGCGTCCACCGATGATCCGACCGCGCTTCCCACCGGCACGCATCGCGGCGCGCGGATCGAACTGCAGCATCTGCTGCCGTGTCGTCCGGCCGGCTTTGATGTGCTGGACGACCGCACTGCGCGAGATCACCGGCACGATGGCCCGGATCTCCGCGACCGTCATGCGCTGGCCTTCAAATTCGTAGCGGCGCGCGGTCATTGCCCACCTCCGTTGATCAGCTCGTTCTGCTGCTGTAGCAGTTGGTCGTCGGTGCCGAACGTTCGGCGGAATTCCTTCGATGCCCGCGCGAGACTCGGACCATAGGACCATTCCGCAAATCTGGCGCTCTCGCCCGCCGGCAGCACGCCGCGGTGATGCCAAGCGCAGAGGCAAACCGTCTCGTCATGCCCGCGGCGCTTCCGGCCGGCTTGGCCACCCTCGTTGAGGTGGTGGATCTCCGACTCGTTCGGCTGCGTCATCCGCACGGCGCGGCACGCGATGCAGCCCAGCGCCTTCATAGCTTCCCAGCGCGCCTTCTGCGCGGCGGTCGCTGGGGCTGGCTTCTTGCGATATGCCTTGAGCGTCGAGCGCTTCGGCTCGCGACCCTTGCGTACCGGATTCAGCGGCTTCCGGCGCTGCAGGGGCTTCGGCTGCTTCTTCGGGGTCTTGACCGGCTTCGGTATGGCGCGCAGACTCATCCTGAGCACCTCGACCGCGCGGCGACGTACAACCGGCGCATGTCCTGCACGCCAGCATCCAGCAGCGCCGCCGCGGCGCCGACGGCCGCGCGCGCGGCGCAGTAGGCGGCGATGAACAGCTCTGCTAGCAATCTGATAGCAGCGTCTTTCATACCTCGGTCACCTCCACGCCGTAGAGCGCCTTCACCTGCTTGACCTTGTTGATGTAGACCCGCGTCCGAGTGCCTCTCGACTTCACGTCCTCGACCCGCACGCCGCCGGCCGCGAGCACAACCAGGAAGTCGGCGCGGTAGCGGATGCCGCCGGGCAGATCGAACGTCGGCTGCCGGATGAACCACAGCACCTCGCCGGCCGCGCGCAGCCGCTTGAGCTCGACGTAGCGCGCCGCCTCCTTCTTCGAGTCGAACCGCAGCCCGTCGACTTCGGTGCGCACGTTCTTGAACTTCGGCGCGGGCGCGGATCGGAATCCGTATCGAGTTCGCATTTCAGTTATCCAGGAATGCCTGCCGCGACCGCCGCGGCGCGCGTTGCTTCGATTCCGCCGGCGGCGGCTGGGGATATGCGTCGTCCCAGTCTTCCAGGCGCATCTGGTCGAACCGGTTGCGCAGCAAGATCGTTTCGCCGAGTCGCAGGTTGCGGCCCTTCGCCGGGATCAGCTCGACCGTTCCGGCCATGTGGCTGTCGCGGTCGTAGTAGTCCTCGCGGTGCAGGAAGTAGATGGCGTCTGCCTTCTGCTCGATCTCGCCTGACTCGCGCAGATCGGTCAGCGTCGGGCGCTTGTCCTGGCGTCCGGCGACGTTCCGGTTGAGCTGGCCGAGCAGTACGACGGGGCAGCGCAGCTCTTTCGCGAGCGTCTTGCAGCCCTGGACCACGTTGCCGAGCTCGTGCCGCAGTTCCTTCGTGCGGTCGACGCCCATGTCATGCAGGTGGTCGATCACGATCAACCGAATCGGCTCCCGCAGGTGCTCCCGCCGCGCACGGGCCATCAGCTGCTCGATCTTCAGGGCCGGCGTCTCGTCGATCAGCAGCGGCGCATTCGTGAGCTGGCCGGTCATGGCGTAGAGCCGCGACCAGTGCAGCTCGCTGTCGCCACCATCGACCGGGAAGTCGACCCAGCTGAATGGGATTTCTCCGTGGCACGCCAGCATGCGGGCCATGCACTCGTCGCCGGTCATCTCGACTTCGAACACGGCGGCGCGGGCACCGCGCAGCGCCGTGAAACCGGCGAGCTGCAGGCCGAACGCGGTTTTCCCCATGCTTGGCCGCGCGGCCACGACGTAGACGCAACCATCGCGCAGCCCTTTCGTGTGCTCGTTCAGCGCACGCCACGGCGTCGGCAGGCCGACGAGTCCGCCGCCCTGCTCGGCGTAGCGCCTCGTCATCTCGGCGACAAGGCGCTTGATCAGCGGCTTGGTCGGCTGCAGTCCGGTGCGCGCGTTGCTCGACTGCAGCAGGCTCAGCTCTTGCGACGCGACCGCCATGACCGCCTCGGACCCGGCGCCGCGGGCGAACGCCGCGGTCGCCAGACTCGTCCCGACGTCGATTGCCCGGCGCAGCTGCGCCTTCTCGCGCACGATCTCCGCGTACGCGACGATGTTCGCTGCGCTTGGCGTCGTGTTGGCGAGCTCCAGGATGTACTTCACCCCGCCGACCAGATCGGCGATGCCCTGCGCGTCGAACCATTCGCCGAGCGTGACCGCATCGACCTCGTCGCCGCGCTGCGACTGCTCGCAGATCCCGCGGTAGATGACGCGATGGTCCTTGCGGTAGAAGTCGTCCTCGCGCAGCCAGTCGGCGATCAGCGCCAGCCGGTCCGGCGCGATCATCAGTGCGCCGAGCACGGCCTGCTCGGCCGGGACGTCATGCGGCGGCACCAGCGGCGCGCTCATGCCTCACCACCTTCCGGAGCGTGGTACTTGCCCTCGATGACCTTCGCGAAGTTCGTCGGCCGGACCAGCCACTCGAGGTCTCCCTCGAACGGGCGGCGATGTTCGTCGTGCTCCTGGCCCATCAGGAACGGGCTCTTGCGGACGTACCCGAAGAATCGGCGCCACCAGCCCAGGTCCTGCCGCGCGGGCTTGCTGCGCCAACGAGCGCGCAGCAGCGATTTCCGCGTCTCGTTCAGCTCGACAATGCGGCGCCATTCCGGGAGAACTTCGTGGTAGACCGCCACGATTTCGGTATGCGGACACGGCGGCACGCCGACAGGCGTGTCCACCTCACCGTCAGGTGAGGAAGATTCTTCCCCTGTCTCCTGTCCCTCTCCACTGTCCCCTATCCCCTGTCCCTTTAGGGGCAGGGACTCCCCTGGGACGTCCCTGAGTTGTCCCTGCTCTTGTCCCTTGGATGTCCCTGGGGACGCACCTTGGGACACTGCGGGGACGTCCCAGCGATCGCTTCCGGTGCGCTCCATGTGTGCGCGCCAGTCATCGAACGTCGGATAGACGGGCGTCGCCCCGGCGCGCTGCGCGGCTTTCTTGATGCGCTCGCACTCGCGGCGATGCCTCAGCCGAAGCTTGCCGTCCCAGGCCTCGATGGCCTTCTCGGCGATCGTCGGGTGGTAAAGGCGCCCGTCACTGCACCGCACGAACCCGCGCAGTGCGCCGGTCCGCACGCGCATCCAGGACTTCACGTCGCCGCGCCCGTAGCCCGCATAGCTCGCAAGCGCCGTGTCGTTGTCGGGCAGGCTGCCGGCCGGGACCTGGTGCCACGCGGTGCACCACAGCAGCACTGCGGCGCGGAACTCGTCGCCGGTGGCCTCGATCGCGAGATCGCTGTCCCGCAGCCGTGCGACCTGCAGCGGCATGAACTCGAAATCTCGCAGATCGATTTCGGCGGGGACCAAAGGCTCGGTCATAGCCTACGCCCGCTTCACGATTTCGGCGATGGCGTGCATCACCGGCTTGCAGTGCTTGAACTGCGCAGCAAGCTGTTCGCTATTCGGATCGAACTCGCGCAGGAACTTATCCCGGATCTCCTCCGCGCCTTTCAGCCCTTCTCGGCTGGCGATGTCATTGAGAAGGTGCTCGAGGCGCCCGAGGAACAACCGAACGAACTGCGATCCAGCCTGCGATTGCGCTGGCTGCGACGGCGCCGTGTGACGCTGCTTCGCTGCAGCCGACAGCGTAATCGCCTTTTCCGTCATGGCTTGCCTGGCCTGCTTGCTCTCTGCGGCCACGATGCGGCGCTGCGCGTCGGGGTTCAGATGTGCAATGCGCTCTGCCTCATTGACAGACATCTCCCCGGACTCAACCTTCGCAACCAGCTCCGGCGTTCCGTGGCTCTTGACGACGTTCGCGCGCTGAACTACTCGGCGGGACACGTTTAGCATCTCGGCCGCCAGCGGTTGAGGCACAGAAGGTGCGCCGATTGGCGCACCTTTTGAGTTCGCCTTTACGCCATCGGCGAGGTTGCTCAGCTTCGCTGCGATCATGGCGCGTTGAGATTCGCTGATATGCCGGCGACTCAGGTTCTCGCTGATGACGAAAGCAAGCGCGTCCTTTCCGACGAACTGCGTGAAGCGCGGCGCGACGCCGCACTCCAGGCACGCGCGGTAGCGATGTCGGCCGTCGAGGATCTTGCCCTCGTGCAGCACGATGTCGTGATGAAGGCCGTTGGCCTTTATGTCCGCGACGATGCCGCGGAATTGGTCCGCGGACATGTCGGGCAGGATCCTGCAGAGCTCGTGGAATTCGTACTGCATCACAGCACCGTCGGGAATTCATCGCCGGTGCGCGGGAAGATCGACCGCGCCGAAGTGACGCGCCGCCCCTTGCGACGCAAGTTCCACGCCTTGATAACCGCGTGCCACAGCGCGTGCGGCTTCAGGCTTTCGCCGGCATTTCGAGCAGCAATCAGCCGCTCACGGAGCTGGTACACGGGGTCACTGCTGGCAAGGCTCGCGCCGGTGAACAGGTCGTCCATGAACTGATCGGCAGCCGCGGGGTCGCGCATAGCAAAGAAGTAGTGCAGCGCGATGGCCTTGCTGTGGTGCAGTGGCGGGTAATGGCGCGGCAGTCCGCGGATATGCTCAAGGCTCTGCGTGATCTTCGGATGCTCCAGCCAGAAGTCGCGGATCTCATGATTCGTCCGGCGCACCGTCGAGTGCCACTGAAGGCCGGCGTGGACGTTGATGATGACGTGCATGGCGGTCGCCAGCTGCAGCGCGTCCCAGTATCCGACGCCTTCGATATTCAACACGTCCGAAGGCGCGCGCTTCTTGCCGGTGTCGACCGTAACCTGGGTCTCGTCGTCGAGGCCTACCACGATGATGCAGCGCTGCGCTTTGCCGGAACGTATGATTGCGTTGAGGCGATGCTGTCCGTCGAGCAGCTTCTGCGACTTCGAGAACCGGATCGAATCCCCATTCGCCTTCCAGGCGCCGGCCAACATCTCCTCGGCGTACTGCTCGACGCGCTTGTCGTTGAGGTTGCGGTTGTTGCGGTTGTACCCGAGCCACACCTGCGCGATCTCCGGCGTCACGAGCACATCGTGGATACCGTATTGGTCGCACTTGGGAAGTTCGGCCGGGTTGATGTTGCCGCTGCGGTTGCCTACACTAGCCATGTCGATACTCCTGCCCTTTTGGGCCTTGATTGCCCCGCGCTCACAACGCGGGGTTTTCTTTCTGCGGGTGCGACTCATCCGCGCCCCGCATGCAGATGGATCTCTGCGCCGTCGGCAGCGAAGTGCAGCAGACCGGCGTCGGCCAGCTGGTGCAGTCGTTGTGTGACGCCCGCGCGGCGGATCGACGCTGTCCGAGCTATCTCGGTATAGAGCTCGCGGGAGGCTCGTAGCGGGACGCCATGCTCGTAGCGGGACGCCAGAGCCACGAGCATCAGCTTCGTCGGCGCGCACCGCACGTCTTGGCGCAGCGCCCATTTCATTGCGGTGGCGCTCATGCGGACACCTGCTGACGGAACAGCGCTGGCCCGGATTGCGTTTCGAGGTACGCCGCTACGAACTCCGCCGCGACCTGCGGGACGATGGCATTGCCGTAACCGCGCAGTCGTCCCACTCGGGCGGGTAGCCCATGAGCCAGCGGGAATGTGCCGGGTTCAACTGGCCGCCACTTTCCATCGCGGCATCCGAGCCAGTCAGCAGTTCGCCAGAAGCCGTGAGTCGGCAGGGCGTCACTAACTTGCAGCACGCCCCGAAGTCCGTCACCGCGCCGCCCGGCGTCCTGCCCTTCCTTGTGAGAAAGCTCTCGGGCGACCCGTTCGATGGCGCTGCCGTCGGCGTCGGCCAGCCCGTCAACAGCGCGACCGTCCTGCGGCTGCTGTCGTTGTTCCCAGCCGCGTTGTTGCCGTTCTGCGCCGGTGTACCCGCCATCGGCGTTGGCCAGCCGGCCAGCATTGCGAACGCTGTTTCGCTCAGCGGCTTGCCGCGCGTTTGCGCCAGTCGTTCCGCCAGTCGTTCCGCCAGGAATTCCGCCGATCCGCCCGCGCTGTGCCAGTCCCTCGCGACCGGAGTCGGCCACCCAGCACAGCCGCTGTCGGATGTGCGGTGCGCCGATGCCCGCAGCGCAAAGATCTGCTGCTGCGCAGGCGTAGCCCTGACCTTCAAGGTCAACTGATACAAGATCCCACCACTGCAGGGCAGCCGCTGACGCAAACTGTTCGCCAACGATGACTGCAGGCTGGCACTGCGCGATGAGGTGCAGCCACGCAGGCCAAAGATGCCGCTTATCTGCAAACCCCTGGCCCGGACCTGCATCGCTGAAAGGCTGGCAAGGGCAGCTGCCAGTCCAGACGCTGCGATCATCAGGCCAGCCGGCGAGACGAAGCGCTCGGCTCCATCCGCCGATGCCGGCGAAGAAATGGCACTGCACGAATCCGCGCAGATCGATCGGTCGGACATCCTCAATGCTCCTCGTGTCGACCTCGCCGTCGGCGATCAGTCCGCGGCGGATCAGCTCGCGCAGCCATGCCGCGGCGGCTGGGTCGTTCTCGTTGTAGTAGGCGCCGCTCACTGGTCGCAGCCCCGGCCGACTTCGCGGCCGCTCGCGGACGTGAACTTGCGCCACGGCACCCAGCCGGCCGGGCAGTGAAAGCCCCACTCGCGGAGGCGCGGGCCGGTGATGAACAGGGTCGTGCAGATCCCGGCGTGCAGCTCGATGCGGTGAGCGTGCTTCGCGGTGCGAACGATGACGTCACCGGCGCGGCGCACGACTCGCTCATGGATGCCGCTGGCGGCGATCGTGTGCTCCGTGTATTCGCCGTCGAGCAGCAGCGAGCAGTTGATCCACGGGTGATCGTGCAGCGCCCGGTCATCGTCGCTGCGATGAAATTCGTGCAGATAGACGTTGAGGCAGCGGTTGCGCGGGATCACGAACCAGCGGAGCAGGTACGGCGAATCTTCGCCGCCGATGATCACGTCTGGATCGCGGCGCAACGCAACGCGTTCCCGGAGTTTCCGTGCCAGCCACCCCACAAGCTTCGCGCGGATTCGCGCCATGTTGCCCTTCCCTCGCGCCCCTAGCGCGTCAATCTACGGGTTGATCCTGTTGCCGCGGTCGCCTTGCACCGCCACGGCTCGGCTCTTGCTGCCGGCTTTCACCGGCCCACGGTGCTATCCGAAGAAACCGCCGAACCAGAGCAGCAGCGCGACGAAGACAGTGCTCAGCACCGTCCCGCCGAAGCGCACCGTCGTCGTCTGCCCGTTGCGCGCGTACGCGATCAGCAGGCCCCAGAACGCGAGCAGGAACCAAACGACCTGCGGCCAGTTCACGCGCATGAGGTTTGCTCCAGCTGCGCAAGCTGCTGCAGCAACGCGGCGCGCTTGCGGTCGGTGTCGGTGATCGGGACGAGCCGGAAGCCGAGGCGCGCGGCGAGCCACTGCAGCACTGCGGCGTTGCCCAGCGCTTTGCACAGATCCGGCAGCTTGTCCTCGGGCATGTACGCCGGCGAGTTCACGGGCTTGCGCTGGATGCGCGACCAGACCGAGGCCTGCATGCCCAGCGTGTCGGCCAGATCACCGTCGCTGATCGACTTGCGGCTCAGTGCGCGCGCAACGCCCAGCGCCTGGACGAACGTCGGGCAGTGCTGGATCAGCTCGTCGGCGACGAGATCGATGCCGGGCACCGCAGACAGCGAGGAAAACAGATTGGGATTCATCGTGACGACTCGTCGTGACTCGCGTTGAGGGATGAAAAAGACCGAAAAAGAAGGGGCGCACTCCGGCGCCCCAGTCCTGAATTCACATGCTCAAGAGAACGCCCAGGCCCAGACCGAGCAGGAACGTCACAGCAGCGGCGATGTACTCGTTCGCGCTGAGCTGCGAGATCGACATCGCGCCTGTGTGGCGCCGCGACGGCTCGGACGCAGGGATGAACGGCGGCGGCAGCAGGTTGCGCGTCATCCCGGTGCGGCTCGGGCCCAGCAGCGGCTCCAGATGCGGAGCCAGCTTGTGCGCGAGTTCGGCCATCTCATCGGCCTTGGTGCGTGGCGGCGGAATCGCCGCACGGAGCGCGTCCACGAATCGCCTATCGGCGGCCAGGTCACGCACCGGGGGCATGCGAATATCGATTCGTGGAGTGTCGGCCATATCAGGCAGCCTCCCCTTCGCGGGCGGCGGTCGGCGACTGCTGGCCGTAGAGCACCTGCAACACATCCATGCCCAGCGCAGCAGCGATGAGCGGAGCTGCGACGACGTCGATCGTCTGCTTGCCACTCTCGATCCGAGAGACGGTGCCTTGATCCTTGCGAATCAGGCGGGCGAATTCGACCTGCGTCAGGCCGGCAGCTATACGGGCTTTTCGAAGATCATTGCGCATGTAGCCGAATATGCATGCCGTGCATCATGCATGTCAAGCATATGCACCGCGAGGCATGGGCGCCGTGCATATTTGCGGCGAGAATCACGAATATGAACGACGCTCATGCCGCATTGGCGCTCGCGATTCGCGAAGCCATCGAGAGTTCGCCGCTGACCCAGGAAAAGATCTCTGAGCAGTCAGGCATCTCGCAAAGCATGCTGTCCAGGATTCAGAACGCCCAAACCAGCGTCACGACCGAGCGGCTCGCACTGCTTGCTGCGACGATTGGGACCACGCCAAGTGCGCTCTGGAAGCGGGCGGAAATTATTGACGAGCAAGGGATCGCGCCGGCACCGCCGGCGCGAAAGAGCGCTCCAACAAAGAGTCAGAAACAGATCGAGGTAATCGAGGGCGTGATGTATGCGATCGTCGCAGGAGTCAGCGAGCCCGAATCAACTGAAGCCGAGGCGATCCTTCGCAGCCTGAAGCAGTACCAGTCTCGACTGCCGGCGCCAGACCCCCTTGTGTCTGGACTAATTTCAGCGATGGAGTCCGGACTGAAGAAACGACGCGGTCGGCGGAAACCGCGCGACTAGGCGAATCAAACCGCTTCAGAAATTCGCCCATTATGTGATCCGACACTTCGAACATATGCCCCCCTTAGGCCTAAGTTCACCGCAGTAGATCGGCGCCCCGTCTCATCGGCTGCGAGACGGACGGCCACGGCAAGTGGACACAATTGCCCGCCGGAATTTGCTAGTACCGCGTTAAGCTCGCGGCGGGTATTACCCCCTATTCAGGGGTTGCGCTCCATGAAATTCAGCATAGAGCCTCCTCCCGGCTGGCGTTCCGACCGGCACCAATTGCTCACTTCCGCAACGTCGGCACTTCTTGTGCCGCGAACCCATGCGCCAGACCGAATAAATGATCGCAACCGGGAACATGATGACTGTCAGCGACAGCATCCAGAGCAATAGCTCCATGCCGGTGGACCCACGAACAGCACTCTTCGCTGCCCCGATAGAGCCGCAAGTCGTGCAGATCAGGGACGACTCCAGCCGCCGCTGAGTTGCGGCGCGCTTCGCCGCCGCGGCGCGCTCTTCGCGCACGGCCGCCGCTGCAAGTTCCGCGGACCTCTTTGCCGCAGCTGCTGCGCGCGACTCGGCATCAACCCTGGACCTCTGCGCGGTTATCGCAATGTGCTGATCGACTTTTGCGTAGATCGCCCCGCAGAACGGGCAGCTTTCAAGGGCGTCCCAGGTCGCGGCCTCGTTATTTTTCGAGCACTTACCGCAGATTCGATCCATTGCATCACCCAGGCTGCGAGGTACTGCAAGCAATCCTGACGCGAGTTGCATGGTCCTCTCAACGGCGCGTGCGATTATTTGTCCACGATGCACTTGACGCATATGCATCTCGTGCATAGTATCGATCCCACGCCCCGCCACCCGGCGGGCCGAAGGGGCAGAACATGCGAGAGCAGCAGATCAAGCGCGCAACCGAACTCGGCGCGCAGGCTTTCCGGAGCGGGCTGAAGGCGGCGCCCGCGCTGTGCGTCGAATTCATGAAGATGATCGACGGCCGCGCGGTCGGCGCCTCGCCGGCCGGAGAGGCGAGCAACATCGAACTCCTCAAGTCGTGGATCGCCGGCTGGCACTCGACGGCCGCCGATGCCTTCGCCGCCGACCTGGCGCAGTTGATGGCGGTGCGCTCATGAGCGCCGGGACTGGCAAGACGTTCTCGCTGGTCACCGTCCTCGAAGTCGCATCGGGCCGCAAGCTGAACAACGATCGCCTCGACGGCGTTGTCGAGCTGATGAGCCACATCGTCGGGCGCCCGCTCATGACGCATGTCCTGCCGCGCTACCAGGCCGGCTGCGCTGCATGGCTCCTGGCTACTTATCCGCAACTTGGCGCTGCTGCCGAGCTGGCCCGCGACATTCGCGCCGAGGATATGTCTGCCTGGCTTGCGCGGCAGCGCGAGAAGTACGGCGACGCGTTCCAGATCAGCCCGGTTCCAGCCGCCGAGCGCGCGATCCTCGGGGGCTGAGCCATGGACAACCTCACTCCCAACCATGCGCGCGAGGCCGGTGCGCGCTGCGGCGTCATCGAATTGCTCGGCGGTCCGCGCAACATCTATCTGTCGGCGGATGACCGCACGTCGATGGACGTCGCCCTCGCCATGGGCAACGAAAGCCAGCGCCGGCCGCTGATCCAGTGCGAAGCAATTGTCTGCGTGACGATTCGAGCGTTCGAGCGTCCGACGATCTCGCGCAATAGCGACAACGGCCGCCGCGGGCTGAGCTGGGCAAGCGGCTACATTTCGCTGTACGACAGCGAAGTCGACCTCGTGGCTGCCTGGCTTGATGGCTGGGCGGGGGGCGGCGCATGACCACCATCGTCTTCTGGATCTGCGTCGCGGTCAGCGTGCTGCCGTTCGCGGCCGCCGGCTACAACGCTCTCACTCGCAAGCGCCGGCACGACGCCGAGCAGCGCGCGCTGGCCGCCTCGGTCGCGCTCCAGCGCCGACTCGATGCACGCATCGCTGCCGAGCGCAGCCTGCCGAAGAGCCTCGCAGCTCTGTCGGCGGGGGCAGGAGCGCGCCGCCATGGCTGAGCGCTACATCTCCGAGCTCACGCTGCGCAATGGCGGACGGCTTGCAGTTGCAGGTGGCGATGACACGGGCGGAGCCACGCGCATTGTGATCGGCAGCGGGCCCTGGGCGCTCGTCCTCGATCCTCAAGACGCGCTTGCACTCTCCGTGCTCATCGACCGCGCCTACCGCGCAATGCAGGTGCCGCGGTGATCTCTCGCTATCGCGAGCCGGACATCAGGCCGGTCGCAATGCCGCACAAGCAGGTCCAGATCGGGTCACAGGTTCGGTTGAATGCCGGCTCGCACATCGGCGCTCTCGGTGTCGTGCTCGCAGTCCGCAGAGACGGCACGCGCGCACTGATCGAGTACGTCGGCGATGCGGCCGAGAAGGTGCAGTTTTGGGCGCCGACTAGCGATTGCGAGGTCGTCGTCTACGAAGACATGAGTTTCCGCCGCAAGCGCATCCCGCGCTCGGCTCCCGCCAATCGGAGGTAAGCCATGCGTTTCCTCGCAACGTTCATCCTGCGCGCTCTGTCGCGCCCGTCGACGCCGGCCGAGCAGATCGACGCTCGTGCCGCCGCCGCTCGCAACCGCGTTCTGCGCGCGTGCCGCGGACGCTACACCGGCATGCGCCTTGCCGAGGCCCAGGCGCGCGCCGAGGCGTGGGTGCGGCGCGGTATCAGCGTCGACGACGCTGTCTATCGCGCCAACGCTTGGGCGCGCGATGCGATGCCTGCGCGCCGCTCGCCGGAGGTCGCCGCCTGATGGCCCCGAAGCGCAAACCCAAGTCCGCGGCGGCCGCGGTTGTTGTCGCACCGGAGATGCCGGCAACCTCCCTCGTGCTGCGCTGCAGCCGTGCCGACGGCTCGTCGAAAAACGGATTCGTCTGGCCGACCGTGGCCGGCGCCGAGGTCGTTGCCCCCGACTGGCTCGCGAACAACGAATGCGGGCACGGGCTGCATGGCTGGCTGTTCGGGGCCGGAGACCACACCTCTTCGAGCTACGCCGAGGATCCGAACGCGTTGTGGTACGTCCTCGAGGTCGTAACCACCGACATCGTCATGCTCGGCGGCAAGTGCAAGTTCCCGCGGTGCATGATCCGCTTCGTCGGCCCCCGCGGTGATGCGGCTGCCTACATGCTCGCGCACGAGCCGCGGTCGCGCGACGTCGCGGTCATCGGCGCATGCCGCCAGGTTGGTGACACCCAGTCGGTGATCGTCGGCTACGGCGGCACGGCCACGGCCGGCGACGGCGGCACGGCCACGGCCGGCGACGGCGGCACGGCCACGGCCGGCTACGGCGGCACGGCCACGGCCGGCGACGGCGGCACGGCCACGGC